TTATACTTATTCATATCCTTGATCCATCCGTTCAGCTCATCCTTAAAAACTCCAATACCTATTTGATTTTCCTCGTGCAAATCGGCTAAGGCTTCTACCGTGATGTCATTTACTATCAATTGCTTTCTTACAGGCTCCTTAATTTCCTCTACATCTTTTTTCTCCTTTGCCGTCAATCGTTCGTATTCTTTGTACTTCTTGTACTCGTTCTGAAAATGCTTAATCTCAAAGCTATTTTTCTTAGCAATCGGAAAAATTATAGCATTTATACTAGGTGTTTTACCTAGTCCTGCTTTTCCTATCAATCCTATCCAAATATTGCATGATTCCCTCCAACCTGTTTTTACCTCTACCTTACAAGCATTTCCTATAGATAATGATAGGAGCCAAAGCAAAGAACAGCCCATATAATCTATAGAATGATTCAATGTTTTTTGGTTTAACAGAATGTAACTCTGAATAGACTCAGGAAAAATATCAATCGGAAATATTAAATCTTCCTTGGGAATTTCAATTTTCTCTATTTCTACATTCTTTATTTTCCTCTCCCCATAGCCTTCCTTGTACAGCTCTTTTGCGGCCATTGAGAAGTCTCCATTGAAATACTTGTAAGCATATACACTAAATGGATTTAAAGGCTTCTCATGGGGATAAATCGTGGCCGTAGTAAAGAGATAACACAATCCTGTATCCTTGTAGATAAATCCGTGCAAAGCATCCTTAGAATTAGTCTTTCTTATTACTATTCGATCGGTCAAATGCTTGACTACTGTGAACTCATCTGAAATTAAATCTAGGACTCTATTTCGCTGGTTATAATCTTCCCAAGGCGTTAATCCGCTATAGTCTGTATTTTCTACCTTGGTTTCCTCCTTAGATTCATCGTAATGGAAATATCGGCAAAGGCTAAACAGAATGTCTCTTTCTTCTTCTGTGATCTCCTGGATTTGCTCATAAGACATTTCAGACACCTGATTGTCATATATATAAATATATCCACCAGTCCCCCTAGTTTCGATCAAGGCTTGAGAATGCCCCTTGAGTGTTGCTAGCTTTCTATTTCCCTCTACCTTTGAGCATCTATATATAATATGATAACCTGAATTTATAGTTTTATATATAACAAACTTTCTATTAAAGTCATCAATATGATCAGAAATAAATGATACGAACTCAGACCAAAACTTCTTACCTTCTTGTATAGTTGGAAATACCTTTAAGTCTACATCTATACATTCTACATTATAAAAACCTGTTATAATACCATACCCTTTGGTCTTGTATTCTAGCTTCTCTAATTCTGACTTATCTATCTTTTTTGTCTGGTATTCCTTCCATAAAATCAGAGGTTTTTTACCCTCCGATATGGGCATTACGCTGAAGCCTGAGTTCAGTAAGTTAATTGCTCTTCCTAGTGTTACGTTCATTTTTGTGTTTTACAAAGGTTTGAAAAAAAAGGGGGGGGGGTAGGGTCATTTTTGGCAAAAAAGTGTACACAAGTTTACACTTAGTTTACACCTAGTGTAAACCCCCTAAAACCGCTTATACTTTTAAATTAGGCCGATTTTAGGCTGTTTTTTGCCCTAGGTTTACAAGTTTACACTTTTTTTTTAAATATATTTTTTTTGACTAGGTGAAAATTTATTTTTTTTCATTTTTGCCAAAAAGTGTTCAAAGTGTTCACTTATTGCGATTGGAGCCTGTGGAGGACGATTTTGGTTTACAGTTAGGTGTACACTTAGTGTAAACTAGTGTACACCCTGCTTCTTGGCTTTCCTGACCCAATGAGAGACTTTTCCATAGTCAAGATCAAGCTCCTTAGCAATGTCGCAAGTCCTTATTTTTTGCTCTACCATACGCTCTATTTGTCTAACTGTTTTTATAGAAATTGCTTCTGTTCTCCTATAATTTGTAAGCTTTAGAATTTCACAAACATTGTGGTATTTTACACCAGTCATATTCATTATTTCTTTATACGTTAGACCTTTTTTATATAATTCAATTACCTGATCTGATTGATCTAAGTGAGAGCAAGTGTATTTGCTTCTCTCGTTGGTCAAAAGATATTCCTTGTATATATAATTATTTACTAAATGCTTACTAATTTTTAATATACTAGCAATATTTTTATTCATTACTTTTAATCTATATAATCTAGCTATTTCATCTTTCTGATCTTGTGTTAATGAGGTCATATAATCATTCCGTTTAAAAATTCTCTACATTCCATAATTCTAGATTTCGCCAATTCGATTACCTGCGGATCGTAATCGATATCAAATTCCTTGATTCTGTACTTGTTTTCCACGTGTGAATAGCTTACCGGCTCCTCATAAGTCAAGAAATCAGGAGTGTCTTGAAGCGTGTAAACCAATTTGGCCTTTTTTAAGCCCGTCAGATGCATATAAACCTGGAGTTGATAGAAGTATCCATTGTCAGGCTGATCGTCAAACAGAGGGAATGTAAAGCAGTCCCAGGACGTTTTAAAGTCGTAGACTATTCCATCGTGGAAGCAATCTGGAGTTCCTGTGAAGAAATCGTCTTCAAAATGGTCTAGATTTTTAATCATAAAGTCCTTTTCCATAGCTACCGAGTAAAACTCGATAGCCTGATCTTCCAAAGCCAATCCCTTTTGGATGTATTTAGATTTAATTTGCTTTTTTACTCCGTAAATCTGCTCTTTATACCAATCTTGTAGATAGCTTTTTGTCGTTTGAGACAAATTCTTACTTTTACTGCGTGCGTTAGTCATTAAATGGCCAAGGGCACTTGCTCTGCATTTGAAGTTCATGATAATAGAAGTTTTTCGTTTTGTGCTGTAAGAATATAAACCGACTTAATTTGCTCTAGGGTAACTTTTCCATTAGCTAAAGAATCTTTTGCCCCTTGCCATTTAACGTGCGAAGGATTTAATTCCTCTTTTTTTGCACCATGATCGTTGGTAGAATCAGGGTCTTTTGTATCGTCTATGAGGAAAAGACCATTAAGTGCACTCTTTCGAGCGTAACTCGATGAGCTTCCGAACGACTGTGCTATGTCCATACCCTTGCGGTTGATGTCGATGCCTGCCTGGGCAGTAACCGCTCTGCCTTCAGTTCTGCCTTCTTTGTCTACCTGAATTGCTGCGGTAGCTTCTATGAAGACAAGACCTCCTACTTCTTTTACCTCATCTTCAATAGTCAAGGTACATTCATACTTCAATAGCAAAGGCTTTACTGCCTCCAAGATATCTTCGCAAGATCGGTACTTATACTTGCCAAAGGCATTGAATTGGTTCTTTGGAGCTTTTAGCTCCGATTGGATTGCAATTAGTTCTTTCATTTTGTGTTTGTTTTTATTAGGTATAATTCTCCAATTAATTTGTCTAGGGTTTTTACTAAATCTTCCATTTTTTTAAGTGTTTTGGTCTACAAAAAAAGAGGGGGGGTGGGGTATTTTTCTAGCGTCTTGATTTCAGCGTACCACCAGGTGAATTTTTCGTAATATAGCTCGAATGTGATTGCTATATTTATTCTTACTTCATTCGGCAATACACCGTACTTCCGAAGAATCCATTCATTTATTCTATCCTCTACCATTTTCTATCCATTCAGTTGATACAAAAACTACCCATTGGTTTCCTATTTTTTTAGGCGGATAAACCCACTCAGGTGGATTGATTCCAGATCGGATAATCTGGTGAACTCTCGTTGATTTTTCGCTAAAGCCCCGTAGTACTCCGTACTCGGTAGCAGTCATCATTTCGTAAAGCATAATCTTACATTGGTTTCTAATTGTTCAATAATAAAAGGTTCTAAGGTTGCACAAATTGTGCGGTAATGATCAGAGAATTTTTCGGTGAGGCAATCGTAAATGTTGAATGTGATTGATTTTCCACCACCGAAATAAAGGTCTAAAACGATGCCTTCATTTTCGAAGGATTCCAGCTCCAAGGTCATGCCCGACTGGTCAAGAATAAAGTGATGATTTTTTAACATTTTGTGTGTGTGTTTAAGTGTAATGCTAAGGTACAAACTTCTGTAGATTGATTGCAAGTGAATTGTAAAATTTATTTTTGTTTTCCACTAGCGGTAATTTTTTTGTTTGAATGGTTTTAATTTCCACTACCGATTTTAATTTCCACTAGTGCCTAGAAAATTTTATTTTCCACTACCAGATTTATTTTCCACTACCAGATTTGGAAATTTTGTTTTTCACTACGCATATTTTTTCCCTCATGTTTTCCACTACTGGTTTTAATTTCCACTACTGATCCAGGTTTTTTATGTTTTCCACTACTGGTTTTAATTTCCACTAGGTTTTATTTTCCACTAGCTTTTGGCCTTGGTTCTGTTTTCGTCTATTCATTTTGTTTTTTACTACTTGCTTGGATTTCGTCTACTTGTTTTTGAACCGGTTCTAACTGGTTCTATTTCGTCTACCGATTTTATTTTCCACTACCGATTTTATTTT